AAATACTCCACCTTTAGCGTTTGTTCCACTAAGCTGAATGTTTCCATCTTCATACAGTCTTGCACCGGCAATGGTTCCCCTATACCTATTCTGGTAGGTTTCTGCCGCAACACCAATAGTTAGTGGTGCGCCTTCACCAGTAGTAGTATCAAGACCTGCATTAATCAGCTCGTCATCAATATCCTTCAGGCAAAAACCATGATGGACAGCATGAATTGGAGCGCTTGCAGGAGCTGGCTCAGTTGTATTTGAGGTAATCCTGTAAGCTGCCGCAGCAATTTCACCAGAATTTAAAGGCTGTCCTGCGCTACCTAAAGGAGTTGTAGCTCCGTCAAGTGCAGTTAACCCATCCTGGTCTTTCTTTCTTTCAATAGCGTTCTGTGCAAGTGACCCTGTCTGGGCATATGCGTTGGCGCTAATTCTCAGGGCAACCCTGTCGGTAATGACAGTGTGAACTCCGATAACCGTAGGGGTTATTGAGAACAGCGTGTCTTCCATCTGCTGGGGGTTGTCGAGTTCTGTACTTTCGGTAACGGCCTGAGCTGTTAGTTTCGCCATTGAAACTTCATTCCAGACTGTTCCTGTGTTTTCATCAAGTCTTTGCCGATCTACTAAGTTCGGCATAACACCAGCAAACTCTCTCACAATTCTTGCCGAGGCAATCATCGTGGGAATAGAGTCAGCTAATGAATCAGTTACTGTATTTCCTGCTGCCATTTTTTAATCTCCCAATTAAAAGCGGATACCCTGTCTATGCATGGCTTCCGCTGCCTTTGCTATATCATCTCTTGATACCGTTGAATTCGTATCGCCAAGGCGTGTAAGAAGATTATTTCCTGCTAATGATGCTGGTGCTGACGCAGAGGAATCCATGTCCAATGTATTAACACCATGATCTTCAAGAGCTTTTTGAACAGAACTTTGTACGTCCTTTTCATGATTATCTTTTTCTAATTGTCTTACAACACGATTAAATTCAGAATGGGCTTGATAAAGACCACTTAAATTTTGACTGTCATAATTTGGCCCCCATAAACTTCTAAACTCTGCCATTTCTGGACTAGAATATATAAATTCTTCTGGGTCAAATCCTGCATCTCTAAGTGTGGTAGCTATTTCATCTACCATCGTTGCTGCAGTACGTTCAAAATTACTGGTCTGTTTTCTAGATGTTGCATTGGTTTCAACCTGTTGCAACTCTTGCCTAAACTGCTCTTCGTCACGAGTTCCTTGGTATCGTATAAACGTATTTACTGTATCGCTTAGCATAGCAAGTCCTTCGGAAAGATCGTCAAATTGAGTTGTTTCACGAGTAGAACTCTTTAGTCTCCCTTCAAGCGCCTTATAATCGTTTTCACGTTTTGTGGCCTGTGCTTCAAGTTCAACAATACGTTGGTTCAACGATTCGTTATTGGGAGCCATGTTCTGTGTCTGCGGAAGTACTGTTCCAGAGTCAGTAGTTTCGCTAGATTCAGAAACCAGGGAGCCAGTTCCGTTTACCGTTGCTTCGTTGGATGGGGGGATATCAAATCCTGCCATACCGTTTTGTGAAGTCATACATTCCTCTCTCTTTGAAAGTCCTATATTTTGTTAGTTTAAATCCTGTAATTTATTTATGTCAATTATCTAGCACCAACAGGAACCTGTTGCTGGTTCTGTGAATAGGCGCTGTTTAGCTTATTCATCATCTCTAAATCTACAGACAATGAATGATCAATCTGACCATTAGAGTCTTTACGTTTTCTTTCTAATTCTTCCATCCATACAGGGTTTTTAGATCCACCTACTATCCCCCATTTAAATAAAGCTTTATCTAACTCGTAATTATTAAACCTTTCAAATACTCTAATTAAACCTAATATTTTTTGATCAATGTATTTATATTTTACGTAATCTATATTTGTTCTTGATGCACCTACAGCATCAGCAGTATCTTTATAAGAAAAATAATCTTCTAAAGAAATATCAAATGTACCCTTTTCATTAATACTGGTTTTTAATCCTTCAACCATTTTCATACTTTTATCGGATAACTCTAATCTTGATTTATCAATATCTCCTGCTAAAAACTTTATTATGTCTGTAGACATACTGTAAAACGGATTAATATATTCGTTTTGATCGTCCCAGTATTCTCTTTCTAGAGGAGTCATATTAGCTTTTAATTCAGATTCCCAAACACCTTTTTCTTGTTTACTAAGACTGTCAAGAAAATCTTTTCGTTTGTTCCAGAAAATATCCCAATCTTTTGGATTAGGAATAAATGTATTATCTCTATCGTTTTCCGCTGCTGCCATTTTGTGCTGTCGGTCATCTAATTCAATTGAATACCACATAGCTGCAAGTACTCTACCCTGCAGAATACTGGTGTCAGTAAGTCCTTCTAGTCTTGCTACTTCTGTATAGTATTTTTGTCTTTTTTCTGGATCAGCAAAATGTGCAGCATCTGGATATTCGTTTTCAAAAGTTCCTAATGCACCTTTATATTCACTTCCAGATTCTGCTCTTTTTTTAATCCAGTCCTGTGGTTTTATTTGCCCTTTTAGTAATTGGTTATCTATATTGTGTTGTTTATTTAAATGTTTATCTCCAACAACCCTAAGTGCATTGTGTACTTCTCTGGTTTGTTCCGGGTCTATACCAGTTTGTTTTCCAACCCCTTTTTCCACTCTATCCCTTAAATCACCATATCTACCAGGTAAAATACGCCCAACAACACCTCCAACTACAGGAACTCCACTTAAACCTGATTTTATATCAGGTTTGTCGAGTTCATAATAAAAATCTTCTCTTGTCTGGTTATCTAAATCATGAATAAACTTACTTCTGTCTTGAGGATTATCTAAAGCATCAAATTCCAGCATTAATTCAGATATTTTAGGACTAACCCTAGTAGGATCAATCATTTCTATAATTTCATCTGTAATTGATACTGCGGCTCTTCCAGTTCCACCAAAAGTACTGTTAAAAGCATGTTGTATTTTTATAGGTGACCGATTTATTGATTCTCCTATTTCACGAAAAGTTCTGTTTGTCCAAGGCATCGATTGTTCTGAAGCAGGTTTATTTTTTACTTCAGAAGGAACAATAGCTCTACTTCTAAAATAGTCATAATTTCCTAATTGTTGGAATGCTTCTTTCATTAATACTGGTGCAGGTACTTCAGTAAGAGGAGTTGCTGAAGATAACATATTCCATCCAAGTGTTCCCACATCTTCAGGATAATCCGTATGTGCAAATTCTAATGCCCAATTAATCGAACCTAAGAATATAGACCACTCTCTTGTTCTTGGAACAATAGACAAATAGCGAGGAAGAGGTCTTCCTGTTGCAGGATCAGTTTTGTTAGATGGAAGCATAATAATAATTGATCCCCATCTTTCTTCTTTTGGTATATCCATATATTCAGGATATGCACTC